CCCGCCGGGCCTCGCGATAGGCCCAAACTGCTTCTTGCTGTTCCGACCGCCACGCCCGACACCAAACCCGACCGCGATGGCTTTCTTGGTGGTCGCCATAGACCCGCCCGGCTCTTGCATCAGCGCAATGACGCGCTGGGCTGCCTCAGCCTTGACCAGCCGAATATCCTCCTGCCGGTCTTTAGCCCACGCCCCTACGGCGGCGCTGAAGCTCTGGGCCATCGCTCTATCCTGCAAACGGTGGGGCGGGCTTAATCCGGCCTAGCCAGTTGATCCGATATTCCATGTCGCATCGACAGCCGATCACGTCTTCGCCATTGGCGCCCAGGCTAGTATCCATCGGGTGCAGCATCAGGGCGCCGGTGA